GCCCTACTGGGACTACAGGCTCTCAGGGTCCTCAAGGCTTACAAGGCGCAACTGGTGACACTGGTGCAGTAGGCTCACAAGGCCCACAAGGTGCTACAGGTGCCGCTGGTCCAAAAGGTGCTACAGGAGACCAAGGCCCCATAGGGGGAACTGGTGCTACTGGGGCTGAAGGTCCTAGAGGCTTACAGGGTCTCACAGGCGCTACAGGACCTCTCGGTCCTCAAGGCATACAAGGACCCACAGGACCACAAGGCCCTCAAGGTATCCAAGGTAATACAGGTCCCGATGGTGCCACAGGTCCAACAGGCGCAATGGGTGCAACCCCACTTGGACTAGCTTTCGGTACATTCTCCATCAATTCGGATGGTGAACTTCAAATAGAATATTACGGTGATGCTGATGACAACGATTTCTCAATCGATGCCAACGGCTTCCTCTATGTAACAACGGTGTAAAACATATGGCTCAAATTAATATCGGTCGAGTGCGTATGGGTTGGAAGGGAACTTGGAATTCCTCAACAACCTATGTGGCACAAGATGCCGTTTACTACAGCGGCGAAACCTTTGTTGCTAAGACTGACGTTCCCGTTGGTACAGCGACAACTAATACAACTTACTGGCAACAAGTTGCCCAGAAGGGTACTAACGGAGTAGATGGCTCGAATGGTGCTACTGGTCCTCAAGGTCCAACAGGCGCTACAGGTATCCAAGGTGATACAGGTCCCCAAGGTATCCAAGGCGCTACAGGACCTACAGGACCTACTGGTGCTACAGGACCAGCTGGCCCACAAGGTGATGTAGGTGATACAGGACCGACAGGTGCTCAAGGTCCCATCGGTAATACAGGACCAACAGGTCCTCAAGGACCTCAAGGTGATGATGGTCCGACAGGTGCTACAGGACCACAGGGTCCCATTGGTAATACAGGTGCAACTGGCGCTCAAGGCCCAGAGGGACCACAGGGTGATACAGGTCCCCAAGGCTCACAAGGTTTGACCGGGAACACAGGACCTACAGGCCCCCAAGGACCTCAAGGTGATGATGGTCCGACAGGTGCTACAGGCGCACAAGGTCCTACTGGTAACACAGGCCCTACAGGTCCACAGGGTAATATCGGCAATACAGGACCGACAGGTCCTCAAGGTGATGATGGTCCTACTGGCGCTACAGGCCCACAGGGTCCTCAAGGTTCTACAGGCTCAACAGGTGCTACAGGTCCATCAGGCCCAGCGCCATCACACGGTTGGTCTAGCTATAGCTTACGGTTCATGAACCCTAACGGTACATGGGGTAGTTATACAAACTTGCGTGGCGCTACAGGTGCTACTGGTTCGACAGGACCTCAAGGTGCTACAGGCGCACAAGGCCCAGCAGGTAACACTGGCGCTACTGGTGCTACAGGACCTCAAGGCGCAACTGGTCCATCAGGCCCAGCGCCATCTCATGGATGGTCAGGGTACAGCCTACGGTTCCAAAATCCCAATGGAACGTGGGGCAGCTATACAAACTTGCGCGGTGCTACTGGAGCTACAGGCCCACAAGGTACTACAGGGGCGGCAGGCCCAACAGGTAATACTGGCGCTACAGGTGCTACTGGACCACAGGGTATCCAAGGACCAGAGGGTGACCAAGGTGCTACAGGACCGCAAGGTGCTACAGGACCGCAAGGTTCTCAGGGTCCTCAAGGTGCTACTGGCAACACAGGTGCTACCGGTTCTACCGGTCCTCAAGGGGCCACAGGCCCTACGGGTGCTACAGGTGCAATTCCCGGTCACAGTTGGTCAGGTACTTCACTACGCTTTGTCGGCTCTAACGGGTCATGGGGAAGTTATGTAAACCTGAAAGGTGCTACTGGGAATACAGGTGCTACTGGCGCTACTGGTGCTACAGGACCTCAAGGGCCTACGGGTGCTGCAGGTCCTGCTGGTGCTACAAGTGTTCTTGACGCTCCTGTAAAGAATACAATTACTACCTCGCAGACACTTAGCGGTCTCCCATCAGCGGCGGGTTATATCGCATTAGTTGGTGGAGGTGGGCAGGGTGCTAACACATACTATGGGCCCGGTGGGGGCTATAGCTCCGCTGGTGGTTGGGGCGGTATAGGCGGGATTTACTTTTCCAATCTATCAGTTCTAAACGGCGCAACACTTGTCATAGCTGGCCCAGGCGGTGTTCTGGCATATACCACTGGCAATAGAAATGGCGTTGCCGGGAATAGCTCAACTCTAACTTGGAGTGGGAATACCCTAACATGCACTGGCGGAGGTGCTGGTGTACGGTGGGCAACAGGAAGGGCAGCTGATGGGACAGCATCAATGACAGCAGGCTCTGCTACAGTACTTACTGAGGCTGCTTTAATATCTGCTATTGAAGGTAATTACACAGGGCAGTTTATTGGTCCTGTCTCTGTTGGTGGAGTTATTACATACGGTTGGAGCACTAACGTAAGCGCCGCCTTTGGTAGTGGCGGGACGGCGACTTCAAGCGGAGTATACGCATTTGTCCAACCCGGTGACTCCGGCAAGTTTGATTGGTGGCAAGTATGAGAATATTAGTGAAATGGAGGTGGCAAGTATGAAAGTCTTTATATTAGAAGATGGTAACAGAATAGCTGTAGCGGATGACGCAGATACTTCAGACTGGCCCGGTGCAACAGAAGAACAGCCTAACCTCGCAGAGATAAAAGCAGGTGAAGTTAGAGCCAAGAGAAATAATATTCTTACACGTTCTGATTGGACGCAGCTTGCTGACGCACCAGTAGATCAAACGGCTTGGGCTACTTATCGCTCCGCTCTGCGTGACATTCCAGATCAATCTGGTTTCCCAAATACAATCACTTGGCCTGAAGAGCCTACAGTTTAACAGGAAATTATCATGACAATTACATTAGAAACCCTGAGCCAATACGGAATCGGAAACAATTTTAGTGCCACAGTGTATCCTCAAGATTTCCAGCAAATCTTTTATGGTGAAGACCTTGAGGAAAACTTGGTTCTTACAGACCCTACAACTAACGGTGGTTCAACACCGTGGTTCAAAGAGCCTTCCTACGACCGTTGGTGGAAAGTAGGACCTAAAGGCGAAGCTGAAGAATAACGATGGCGATCAAGGAGGAAGGTTGGCACATCTCCAAAAGTGTCCCCGCAACCCTTCTTCTCGGCCTAGTAACACAAGCAGCCGCCATTGTCTGGACAGTCTCCATGATGATGGCGGATATTCAGCAGAATACTGAGAAGCTCATAGGTTTCTCTGAGCGAGTGTCAAAGGTTGAGAACATGGTACAAAGCCAAGCAGTAAGCATGGCCCGTATTGACGAAAACATCCAACATATCCGTGGTGCTGTCGAGAAGATGGCGAACAAATAGCTGATGCTCTGTACATTGGTGTTCGTTGGTTACTCCCATGCGTTCACCAATGGCAGAGGCAACTGGTTTCACAAGAAGTGTTACTACGCCTGTGATGCCCCCATGAATGGTGGGTGGTACAATCGTGTGTGGGCTGTTTCCCCATCTTATTTTTGCCCAAAGGAATTTATTAATGATTGAAGTATTGGCTTTAGCCAGTGCCGTGGGCACTATTTCCAAAAGCATAAGCAGTGCAGTAAAAGCTGGTAAAGACGTTCAAAGTCTGATGCCAGCATTTGGTAAACTAGCGAAACTAGAGGCCGACATTAACATTGCAGAAAAGGGCAAGCATAAAGGCCCACTTGGTCGCCTTACTTCTACGGAAAGTGAAGGTTTTGCTATTGCACAAGCTAAGATGGCGCATAAAGAAGCAATGTCAGAACTGCGGTCGCTTTGCCAACTATTTGGCCCTCCGGGGATGTGGGATACTGTAGTCCGTGAACAAGCGGCTGCCCGTAAACGCCGAAAGGAAGCGTTAGAGGCACAAGCCGCAAAACGAGATAAAATATTCTTCATCCTAACTATCTTGATATCAGTAATAATATTTAGCGTTGGAACCGCAGCCCTCTTATGGGGTGCCTCCATATTAGCCAAACCGTAAGGAAATAACATGAACCTCAACCCAATTGGCGGTATCGTCGATGGGATTGCGAAAGGTTTAGACGAACTCTTCACATCTGAAGAAGAGAGGGAAGCTGCAAAGCTAAAACTAGCTACACTCATGCAGCAACCTCACATGCTCCAAGCAGTCGCAAATATTGAAGGTGCCAAGCATCGCTCGATATTTGTGGCTGGGTGGCGTCCAGCTATTGGCTGGGTCGCTGCCCTTGGCTTGGGGTATCAGTTCTTAGTCTTACCCTTCGCAGGTCTCATTAACGCATACCTAAAGTTACCCGCAGAACTCCCGCAGTTACAGGCGGAACAACTCATGACCCTTGTGCTTTCTCTTTTAGGCCTCGGCGGTATGAGAACATTTGAAAAATACAAAGGTGCAGCGAAATGACCGAAAAAGAAATGATGGAGCTTCTGCATAAGACACTTGCAGAAAACCTCCTGCTTCGCGTGAAAGACCCTGAAGCTAAGTCATCGGACCTGAACGTAGCCCGTCAGTTCCTGAAGGATAACCACATCGAGGGTATCCCTACAGATAACTCACCACTTGGTGACCTTGTAGCGACCCTGCCGAACTTTAACGATGAAGACGCAGATGCGTCAGAAATGCGCCACTAATATATGTTCACAGATCGTACATCACTCGGTGTGCCAATAGACAAAGACCCTCTAAGCGACTTCCGCAAATTCTTGTTCGTCTGTTGGCAACACCTGAACCTCCCAGACCCTACACCAGTACAATACGACATAGCTAAACACATCCAGAACGGCGAGAAGCGGATCATCGTGGAAGCTTTCCGAGGTGTAGGGAAATCGTGGATTACATCGGCCTATGTCGTATGGCTGCTATACATGAACCCGCAGCTAAACATCTTGGTTGTATCTGCCTCTAAGACACGCGCAGATGACTTCACAACCTTTACGCTGCGCCTCATCAATGAGATGCCCATATTGCAGCACCTCATACCCCATAGTGACCAGCGACAGTCTAAAATCAGCTTTGACGTAGGCCCAGCAAACGCATCCCACGCACCCTCAGTGAAATCTGTGGGCGTTACAGGACAGCTAGCAGGGTCTCGCGCTGACGTATTGATTGCAGATGACATCGAGGTTCCTAACAACTCTGCCACACAGGGCATGAGAGACAAACTCTCAGAAGCTGTGAAAGAATTTGACGCTATCTTGAAGCCTAACGGTCGTATCATCTACCTCGGTACACCGCAGAACCAAGAAAGCCTCTACAACAAACTACCAGATCGTGGCTACAAGGTACGCATCTGGCCAGCTAGGTATCCTAACGAAGACCAATTGGTGTCTCTAGGGGACAAGCTGGCTCCTAAAGTCAAACGAGAGCTAGAGAATGACCCAGAACTTGTGGGGAAATCTACAGACCCTAACAGGTTCAACGACTATGACCTAGCAGAACGGGAAGCATCCTACGGGCGCTCCGGGTTTGCCTTGCAGTTCATGCTCGATACGCGGCTCTCTGATGCCGAAAGATACCCTCTCAAGGTGTCTGACCTAGTAATCATGGATATACCCACTGAGGAGGCTCCTGAGAAGGTCGTATGGGCATCTGGTGAGCAGTATGTAGTCCAAGAGCTAC